TCAGAGAGATCCAGAAGTATCTTCAGATGCTGATGATTGATCAGGTGAATCTAAGTATTCAAGCATCAAGATTTGGTTGGACAGAAGATATCCAGAAACAAATAACTAACTCAGCACTATTGATAAGAAAGTATCAGAGGAGATTGAGGCTAATAAGAATGTAATGGGTAGAGCATCAGAGATAATGGCTTTAGCTAACATGACAAGTCAACAGAGAAAGAAGTATGCTTATGGCGTTAATGCTAAAGTGTACTTTTCTCATTTAGAAATAACAACTGAATTACTTAAAAAGGTAAAGCCAAAAAAAGATGAGTAAAAGTGAACAAACCTTAGTGAATAGGAAGAATCTAGAGATGCTATTGCATATCCTGATTCAGGTACATATGAGAGGGCAATTATCTAGAGATGAGCAGAACTTCTTAGCTAACTTTGTGGATCTTCCTCCTGCTCCTGCAACTCCTAACAGATCACAGAGGAGGATGAATCAGCAGATGATTAATAAGATCATCAGAGATGAGAGAAAACGCAACATAAAAGAATAGGGTTTTATAATTATGGAAAGAGTAGATATCAGACAGGTAAGATCAAATCCTGATAATCCTAGATTCATCAAAGGAGATAAGTTTGAGAAGTTAGTGAAGAGCATCAGGGAGTTTCCTCAGATGTTAGAACTTAGACCTATTGTAGTGAATAAGGATATGATTGTTCTGGGAGGAAACATGAGATTGAAGGCTTGTGAGGAAGCAGGAATTGAACAAGTCCCTATCATATTTGCAGATAATCTCACAGAGGAACAACAGAAGGAATTTATCATTAAGGATAACTCCTCATTTGGAGAATGGGATTGGGATCTTCTAGCTAATGAATGGGATCTTCAGGATCTTGAGGATTGGGGATTAGAGATACCTAACTTAGATGATGAGGTTGATGAGTTGGAAGATGGAGAGGAGATTGAATTGCCTCAAAGTGTACAGGTAGAACCTCCAAAGGAATACATCCTGATTATGGCAGAGCCTAATTCTGTGGATTGGGAAGATCTCAAAGAAACTCTACAACTGAAGATGGTTAGAAGAGGAGGATATAAAAAGGGATCAGCATTTGATGCAGTATCATTAGAGAGAGTTTTGGAATGGAGTGATCTAAAAGAAAGAATCAATGCTGATAGCAGTACCAAGTAAAGGGAGAGCAGGACTCACCACAACAAATAAGATATTACCTAACCTAAGCACATTCTTTATTCCAGAGAGTGAATATCACCAATACAAGGGGATAGTTAAAAACATTGAATGTGTACCTAAGGAAGTGAGAGGAATAACTGCTACAAGGAATTGGATTCTAGAAAATACAGATGAGCAATGGGTTGTCTTTCTGGATGATGATGCGAAGAATGTAGGATATAATAAATTAGAGGAGAGGAAAACTAAGAAGGTTGAGATCAGGGATGAAGGATTTTGGGCTGAAGAGTTTTTGAAATACTTTGATTTAACAGAGCAGTTAGGCTACAAGATTTGGGGAACAAGAACTGAATCATCACCTAGAGGAACTTATCCTTACAAACCTTTCTTAACTAGGTCTTATGTTACTGCATCCTGCATGGGAATAGTTAATGATGGGGAATATCTATTTGATCCTGATTTCAAAGTGAAAGAAGATTATGAGATATGCTTGAGGCATATAAGAGATAAGGGAGGGATATTAGCAGTACGATATTTGCATTGGGAGAATGAGCATTGGACAACAGATGGTGGATGTAAGGATTACAGAACTATTGAGATGGAAAGAGATGCTATCAAAAGACTAATAAAATTATATCCCAATATGATCTCTTCAGCTAAGAGGAAAGCTAATGAGTTCACAATAAAATTGAATCTGTGATGGACAAAACTGAACAACATAAAAAGGCAATGATAGAAGCCTTAGAGAAATCTCTAGGGGTAGTAACATCAGCCTGTAAGAGTGTAGGGATAGGAAGAACTACTCATTACTTGTGGTTAGATAATGATCCTGAATACAAGAAAGCAGTAGATGATATTTCTAATGTAGCACTTGACTTTGCAGAATCTCAATTGCATCAGCAGATCAGAGGAGGGAATCCCACCTCAACTATCTTCTATCTAAAAACAAAAGGAAAGAAGAGAGGATATGTAGAGAGACAGGAGATATCTCATGAGGGGTTAAAGACATTCCAGATAGAGGAAGTGGATGAGCAAGATCCAAGTTAACAAGGTCTATGGACATCTAAAGAGATCAGATAAAAAGATCATAGTTGAGCAGGGAGGTACAAGGTCAGGAAAGACATACAATATTCTCCTTTGGCTCATTTTCTATTATTGCACTAATCATGAGGGCAAGACAATCACAATAGCTAGAAAGACCTTTCCTGCAGTTCGTTCTTCTGTGATGAGGGACTTTCTTGATATCCTGAAGGGAGCAGGAATCTATCAGGAGGAGAAGCATAACAAATCCAATTCTGAATATATCCTCAATGGAAATCTTGTGGAGTTTATATCTATGGATCAACCTCAGAAGATTAGAGGTAGGAAGAGAGATCTTGCTTTTCTAAATGAGGCTAATGAACTCACCTTTGAAGATTGGCAGCAAATAGTATTCAGGACTAACGGCAGGATCATTCTGGATTACAATCCCTCAGATACATTCCATTGGATATATGATAGAGTAATACCAAGAGATGATGCAGATTTCTATCAAACAACCTACCTAGACAATCCATTCCTAGATCAGACTATTATTCAGGAGATAGAGAGATTGAAGGAAACAGATGAGCATTATTGGAGGGTGTATGGATTAGGAGAAAGGGGAACAAACAGAGCGCAGGTATTTCAATTCACAACTATCCAGAAGATTCCTGATCAGGCTAAGTTCCTATCATTTGGATTGGACTTTGGATTCACAAATGATCCTAGTGCATTGGTAGGATGTTATCAGGAAGGGAACAATCTATATTTTGAGGAACTGCTATATTCTACTAGGCTAACTAATCAGGATCTAGACAGAGAGTTTAGAAAGTTAGAGATAGGGAGATATGATGAGATCTATGGAGATTCAGCAGAGCCTAAGAGTATTGAAGAACTGCACAGGATGGGATGGAATATCAAGCCTACTGCGAAGGGTACAGATTCAGTCAATGCAGGAATTGATATGTTGAAGAGATACAAGATTCATATCTTAGGGGCTAACTTGATGAAGGAGATGGAGAATTATAAATGGATGGAAGATAAGAATGGTAACCTCCTGAATAAGCCAGAGGATAAATGGAATCACTTGATTGATGCATTGAGATATGGTATATACAACAAACTAAGCAAACCTAACTATGGGAGATACACAATCAGTTAAGATTACAATACCTGAGCATCTTGGAGATATCAAGTTAGGGAAGTATAAGGAGTTCATATTAAATGCTGATGAGGAGAATGGTGATCAGTTGGCTCTATATTATTTCTGTGGGTTAGATGGAGATATGCAGGAGGGTATGAAGAAGAAGGATCTGGATGAGATAAGAAATCAACTAGGAGAAGTATTATCTGAGAAACCTGCACTTACTAAATCATTCCAATACAATGGTAAGGAGTATGGATTTCATCCCAAATTAGAGGATATATCATTAGGGGAATACATAGATCTAGATACATACCTGAAAGAGCCTTACAAAGAGGCTGAGAAGATATTAGGGGTATTGTATAGACCTATAACAAAGAAGATGTTTGGTAGGCATGATATAGAGAATTATGATCCTGATAAGCACAATGGGTTAGGCTTTCAAGATTTAGGTGCTGACATCTTTATGGGTTGCCTGCTTTTTTTTTATCGTATCGTGACAGACTTACAACTAACTTTCCTGAAATCTTTGGAGAAGGAGAAGAAGAAGGATATGATGCACAATCCCAATTCAGTAGAAAGTGGGGATGGTATGGAGTCGTATATCAAATTGCTAAAGGCAATCTCCTTAGATTTGAGGAAGTAACAGAGTTACCATTGAGAACTGCTCTTACATTTCTGGAGTATGAGATTGATAAGAATAATGTGGAGAGATCATTGATGAAAAAAAATAACCATTAGGATTAGGTTATTAAGATTCTTTTTTAATATCTTTGAGTATCATTAAAAAAATAGAGAGATGGAAATCAATTTAAAAACAACAGGACAACACGAAATCTTTAGAGAAGTATTAGCAAAAGCAATTTTGATAGATTATGATCTTCAACACGCACAGGTAGGTTACAATGAAAATTCAGGTTACATCTGGATGTGGTCAGAAATGGAATCTTATAGTATTGGAATTGCTGATTACGCTTATCACAGAGGAGAAGATGTTCAGATTATCATTACCTGCCCAGAGACAGGAGAAGAGTTTATTGCAGATACTTGGGATGAGGCAAATGCTGAGTACAAGCAATGGTGTGAGGAGAAAGGAATTGAAGTAGAACTATAATAAGAGGAGAGATGAGTTTGTACGAAAGATTAAGCCCAGAGGCATTAGCAACATTAGAGCAGGAAAGAAAGACATATCCTGCAACTGCTGAGGTAGTAGAGAAAGCATTGAAATCTCATAACTACATTATAGATGTTCCATTAGGGATCTGCCAGAGTATAGCCCTTACATTTAATTTTAAGTGTAATTTGTTGAACCTTATAGAATTTTTTGAGTAATGGATTATCTGGATAGAGAGTTAGCAAGTTATCAGTATTATCAGGATGCTACCTGTGAGAATTGTGGAGGATGTTTGATAGAGGAGTATTTTGATTGCCATTGTGAAGAGGAGGAAGAAGATCCTCATTTAGGTATCTAGGTTGTACTAGATTTGTTGTTAGGTGTTAGAGAGGGCTATGGTGGCTCTCTCTTTTTTTTTATCCCTATTTTAGCGAATAGGGTTTTTTAATTGTATGAAGAAAGGATATTATCAAATTACAGAAGCATTAGAAGGTGCTGCATCAGCAAATGATATGGTAAACCAAGTTACTTGGGGAAACATCTTTGATCTGGATTTCAGGAAGCAGGATATGTTCCCAATAGCACATATCATTACAGGGAATGCAGTATTGCAAGAAAGAACTATTACCTATGAGTTTGATTTGCTAGTTATGGATATAGTAGATTACTCTAAAGATTCTAAGGATCTCATTGAAGGGAATATGATGAAGCAGGATATCTACCATAGAACACTTGCTGCTATATCTGAGATCTTAGCAACCTTCAGGAGAGGAACAGAATATGATGCTTATTTCAGGTTAGCCAATGATCCTGTTGCAGAACCTTTTGATGAGGATATGGAGGCTAATATTTGTGGATGGAAAGCAACTCTCCAGATAGAGGCAATCAATCCTAATAACATCTGCTAATGGATAATACAAAGAAGGCATTAGAGAAGTTTGGGAAATACTTAGTTAAGGAATCCAGAAAGAACCTTACTAGGAAGAAGAAGAATGTAACTAGTAGCCTTTATGATTCATTAGATTATCAGGTAAAGGCAATGCCCAATTCATTTGAGTTTGACTTCCTGATGGAAGAGTATGGTGAATGGGTAGATAAGGGAAGGAAAGCAGGGAAGAATCCTCCATTCTCACCTCTTAGGAAATGGGTACAAGATAGGAGAATACAATTCAGAGATAACTCAGGTAGATTCCAGACATATGATCAGACTGCTTGGGCAGTTGTTAAGAGCATTGGGAAGAAGGGCATTGAGCCTTCAAACTTTTATACTAGACCTTTCAATCTAGGATTCCAGAAGTTGCCTGATGAGATAGCTGAGGCATATGCTTTAGATGTGGAGGAGTTTCTTGATTTTACGATTGACAAATTAAACGAACAATACAAGGATGGCAGTAATTAGTCCAACAGGATTGCTAGGGGTTAGATCTCCAATAATGATTTCATGGGATGGAGCAAGTTCAGTAACTATGCAACAATTCAAGCTAGAGATATATGCTTGGACAGGGGCAAAGGGATCAAGACCTTCAGATCCTGTTTATACGATTGATAGAACATCTGGATTTGTGGATGTATATCCCAATGCTGATATTGCTCCTTTATTGCAGGACTTGTTTGATCAGAAGTTAGATAAGATATCAGTAGAAGAGCCTGATAATCTAGGAACAGAATCTGTTCTATGGATGAATATAGATTATAGAATAGGATACCTTGATTCAGTTCCCTCTTCACAACTTGTAACAGGAACAACTACAACCGCACTAATAACAGATGGATATTCTGATTTCTTAGATGGAGTAAATAAGGATCTAGGAGCAACATTCTTAGTTCAGGGAGATGAGAGATATCTATCAGGACTTGATACCTACAACTTGCCTGTTTTCTTAGGAGATACAGGAAGTGATTTTCAAGCAGATCATAGGAAGATAAAATATACAGGATCAGATGCTTCAACAGATACATTTATTATCTCAGATTTTGTAGATAGAACATCTAACCTAGCTGAGGATAGAGTTGTATTGATTCCTGCAGGAGTTCCAAATTTGCAGAATTTTATAGTAACAGAAGGAGGTACTTTTTCGCTACCTGACACTTTAGATTATTATGATATAGAGATTCTAGATAATTCAAATGTGGTGCAGGATAGCATCAGGATATACAATCAATGTGAGGCAAAATATAGTCCTGTGCAGTTGCAGTATGTGAATAGAAATGGGATGTGGGATAGCATAACATTCTTTAAGAGAAAGGATGAGGATATAGATATCAGCAAAGAGACATATAGGCAACAGGTAGGATCAGCATCTTCATCAGGATATACTTGGGCAGATAACTCCAGAGGATTAAGGACATACAATCATGAGGTTAGAAAGACTACTACCTTAAACACAGGATTTGTGAATGAGGGATTGATTGATGAGATTCAGGATATGATGATGAGTGAGTATGTAATCATGACTATTAATAGAACAACTTTAAAGGTAGTTGATGGATATACCATTACTCAAGATTTCAGAGCAGTAAACATCACAACAGGATCATTGAGAGTACAGAAACACATTAATGATAAGACAATCAATTACACATTACAAGTGGAGTTTGCAACTCCTGAAAATGCAGTTCTATGATAGAGATATATATTGGCTCAGAGAAGTTAGATCTGTTTAAGGATGAGGATGTAAATATCACATTGAGCATTCAGAATGTGAGGGATATCAGTAAGCTATTTACAGACTTCACTCAGAACTTCTCAGTTCCTGCATCTAGGAATAACAATGATATCTTCAAGCATTATTACAATAGTGATATTACAGGAGGATTTAGTGCATCACAGAGGCAGGATGCTATTATCTATTTGAATAAGGAAGTATTCAGAGAAGGGAGCATTGAGTTGAATGGTGTTAATATGGAGAATGGAAAGCCTTCAGCATATGAGGTTGTATTCTTCTCAGCAGGGGTAAATCTAAAGGACTTATTTGGAGAGGATGAGTTGATTGATTTAGATTTATCAGCATATGATCATTCCTATTCAGGATCTGTGATTAGAGGAGCAATGGAAGGGACTACTCCTCTTCATTCTGGGAATGTTATTTACCCATTGATATCACCTGTTGCAGATTGGTATTATCATAGTGGATCTCAAGACCATAATCCTGATGATATAGCTTGGCACTCAACAAATAACACTCATGGATTAGATTACTTTGAGTTGAAACCTGCTATCAAGATTAGTAAGTTGATAGATGCGATAGAAAGCAAGTATTCAATCACTTTTACAAGCACCTTTTTTGGAACAAGCAAGTTCACAGATTTATTCCTTTGGGGACATAGGAGAGAGGGTTATATGTTCAAGGATCAGGAGAATGGATTTACTGCTCAGAAGATAAATTTCACCTCAGCCACAGGAACTGGATTTGATATTACAGAAGATGTAGCAACCATACCTTCTAGCTATTCAGATTTGCAATGGAGATATAGTATAACATCAACAAGTGATTATCAGGTTCATTTCTTTATCAATGGTGCATACTATTCTAGCAGATCTCATTCAGGGAATGTTACAGATGCCCAGATGTTTTTTGTAAGTCTTAATACAGGGGATGAGATACAGATGAGATTCTCACCTCCTGTGAATTGGGATGGTAGTACAATTACCATAACCTCAGCAAGTGCATCAGGGAGGGATTTTGATACTCCTAGCACTATCCTATGGACTGCAAGTACATCAACATCACAATCATTCACAACAGATGTGGAGATGAGTGATCAGATGCCTGAGATGAAGGTTTATGATTTCTTATCTGGATTGGTGAAGATGTTTAACCTAGTTATTGAGCCTACTTCTAGAACTGCATTTAATATTGAGCCTCTAGATGATTGGTATTCTTCAGGATCAACATATGAGATAACGGAATATGTAGATACAACATCTCAGAAGGTTAATAAGCCTGAATTGTATAAGAGGATATCATTCAAGTATCAGGAGGCTGATAGCTATCCTATGAGAGCATATAGAGAGACTAATGGAGGTAGAGGATATGGAGATCTAAATGCTGATTTCACTTTTGATGGAGGAGAGTTAGTTACTGAATCAACATTTGAGATAATGAGATATCAGAAGTTGGATGATCTCAATAATGGAACAACTAATTTCCTAGTAGGAAAGAGCATAGATAAAGAGGGAAAGCCATACATCAATTCTCCTGTGATATTTTACTCCTCAGGGACAATAGATATCACATCCTATCCAATAGGCTTTCTAGATGAAACAGGACAAACAACAACGGCATCTAACCAAGTGTATTTATGTGCTAATGTGAATAATACTACTGCTGAAGATGTAACTCAGATGTTGACCTTTGGGCAGGAAGTAGATCCATTGCATGAGCAGAGTTATACACAGACCTTATATAATCAATATTGGGAGGATTATGTAACGGATTTATATTCATTGAGCAGGAGGGTATATTCTATGAAGGCGATATTACCATATAGCATCACATCCAGATTAAAGATGAATGATAAGTTAGATATCAATGGAAAGAGATATATCATCAATCAGATGAAGATTAACCTCAGGACAGAGGAAGCAGATATTGAACTTCTAAACGATATATGATGCAATTGGATTTTATAATTGAGCAACTCCGTATTCAAGAGGCAACAAATCAGGATCTGATGATTGCAAAAGGAGAATGGAAGATTCTAACAAAGTGGAGTGAAGCAAAGGAACAGATTAGATGGCAATTAAGAAAGAGATAGATATCAATGTAAATACTAAAGGTGCTGAGGATAGCGTGGATAATCTATCTTCAGGGCTTTCAGGTGTTGCTGCTCAAGCAGACAGATTAACAGGTGGGTTGGTTTCTGGCTTTAGAAATGGAGTGAAGGGAATCAGAACGGCTATAACAGGAATGAAATCTTTGAAGGTTGCTATTGCATCTACAGGGATAGGATTGTTAGTTGTTGCTATAGGCTCATTGGTTGCATTCTTTACTAAGACTCAGAGAGGTGCTGATATGCTTAGTAAAGCATCAAAAGGATTGGGAGCAGTTGTTGATGTTCTTGTAGATCGTTTGAGTTCACTTGGGGAGATACTAGTGAAGGTGTTTAGTGATCCACAGAAAACCATCAAGGATTTTGGTAAACTTGTCAAAGACAATATCCAGAATAGAATCATGGGATTGGTGGAATTACTTCCTGCACTTGGTAAAGCTATAAGCCTTGCATTAAAAGGTAAATTTCAAGAAGCAGGTAAAACGGCAGTTGATGCAGCAGCAAAGGTTACACTTGGAGTTGAGAATTTATCTGATAAGGTTGCAGATGCAGCAGAAAGTGTTAAAGGTCTTGCAAAAGAAATAAGTGATGAAGCCAAAGCAGCATTAGAACTTGAGGCAGCACAACAAGCATTAGAGGATAGAGAGATTGCATTGATTAATGTAAATGCAAAAAGGAGAGCATCTATTGAGAAATTACGATTAGCAGCAGAAGATGAGAATAAGACTAATGAGGAGAGAGCAGATGCTTTGAGGGAGGCTGCTAAACTTCAGAATGATATTGCAGATGATGAGATTGCTATTGCTGCGGAAAGAGCAAGAATTATTAGAGAGAGGGTAGCATTAGGAGAATCTAGTAGGGATGATATCAGAGAACAGGCAGAGGCAGAAGCAAGAGTTATTGAATTAGAGGCGGAAAGAGACAGGAGGTTGAAGTCTTTACAGACCAGATTGAATGCCTTTACAAAAGGAACAGAGGAGAATACTGATGCAACTGATGAGAATGCAGAAGCACAGGCTAAACTCAATGAGGAGATAGCTAAGAGGGATGAAGCCCTTGCAGCAGAAGAAGCAAAATTACAAGAGACTTTATCATCACAATATGACAAGATATTAGAGGCTCAGAATGATGCTCAGACAAATGAATTGAATGCAGTAGAGGATAAGTATAATACACTTATTGCTAAGGCAGCAGAATATGGATTTGATGAGATTGAACTTAATAGGCTCAAGAATGAGGAGATTGCTAAAGTCAATAAGAAATATGATGATGAAGATTCTGCTAGAAAGAAGAAGAAAGCAGAAGATGATGTTGCAGTACAAAGGGCTACACTTGCAGCAATAGCAGGAGCATTAGGATCATTATCTAATTTAGCAGGAAAAGATGCAAAGGCAGGTAAAGCATTAAGTGCTGCACAGGCAGTTATCAATACATACTTAGGTGCTACTAAGGCATTAGGTCAGGGAGGTATTGCAGGTCCAATAGCAGCAGCAGGAGTTGTAGCATCAGGTCTTGCATCTATTAGGCAAATATATGCTACTCCAATTCCTAGCACTTCTGGAGGATCAGGAGGAGGCGGAGGGATACCAAGACCACAGATATCAACTCCTAGTATATCACCTAGATTTGCATTAGATACGGCAGCATCTGATTTAGGAAATCAAATCACTCAATCTCTACAAGGGCAACCTGTGAGAGCATATGTAGTGAATCAGGATATTCAGAATGCAAATAAGATGGATAGAAAAATAAAGGAAACGGCAACACTAGAATAATATGAAGTTTTTTGAGTTAGTATTGGATGAGGAGAAGCTATTGCATGGTATAGATGCAATTAGTATTGTTGAGCATCCTGCAATAGAGGAGGATTTTATCACCTTGAGCAAAGATTACAAATTTGAGTTTAAGGAGGTAGATCTTGAGAAGAGAGTTCTGATGGGTGCTGCTATGATTCCTGATAAGCCTATTTACAGGAGAGATCAGGATGAGGAGTATTATGTATTCTTTACGAAGGAGACTATCAGGAGAGCATCTGAATTGTATCTGATGAATGGGAAGCAGGGGAATGCTACCTTAGAACATCAGGAGAAGATTACAGGCTTATCTTTAGTTGAGAGTTGGATTATTGAAGATCCTGAGAAAGATAAGAGCAGAGCATATGGCTTAGAGTACCCTGTGGGTACTTGGATGGTTTCAATGAAAGTTAATAATGAAGATATCTGGGAGGAATATGTCAAAAGTGGAAAAGTTAAAGGTTTCAGCATTGAAGGATGGTTCATGCAAAGAGAATCCACTATTGAACTCAGTTCTCAATTATCAGAAATTGAATCAGAAGAAGCAGAACATCTCCTATCACTTTATCTATTGGGAGTAATAAAGGCTACTATCAAAGATGATAAGAGATATAAGTCAGGGAGAAAGTTGGAGATGGAGAGTTATAGAGACTACCCTGATTCAGTATCTAACAATGCAAAGAGAGGAATTGAACTCAATGAGAAAGGAGGAAATAAATGTGCTACTCAAGTTGGTAAAGTTAGAGCGCAACAATTAGCACAGAAGCAGCCTGTATCAGTTGAGACCATTAAGAGGATGTATTCATACCTGAGCAGAGCGCAGGAATATTATGATGAGGGAGATAAAGAATCCTGTGGATATATATCTTACTTATTGTGGGGAGGTCTATCAGCCAAGAGATGGGCTGAGAGTAAATTGAAGGAGTTAGATCAGTTTGCTGAGGTTGGACCAAGAGGAGGATTGAAACCTTCTAAGAAAGCACCTAAGAGTGATACAAAGAATCCTAAGCCCAAAGGAGAGGGAACTGCTAAAGGAGGTGCAGGGAATACTAGAAGTGCTAAGGTGACTAAGGAGCAGGAAGCGACTCTACAGAAGAAGAGTGATGAGTTCAATGAGAGATATAAGGAGAAGCTAGGATATGGTGCTAATATAGGAGCATTGAAAGCAGTATTCCAGAGAGGTCTAGGAGCGTTTAATGTTTCTCATTCTCCAAAGGTTCAAAGTGCAGAGCAATGGGCATATGCTAGAGTGAATGCTTTTCTGTATATGATCAAGAATGGTAGACCTGAAAATAAGAAGTATACAGGGGACTTTGATTTATTGCCTAAGGGGCATCCAAAAAAACCAAAGTAACCCAAAAAGATAGTTTTAAGTTGTTTAATTAGAAAAGTTCAGAAAAATGAATTTAACAGAAGTGTTTAAAAAGATTGAAATGGCATTAACACCTTCAGAAGATGTCGCTCCAGAAGTACAGGAAGAGGTTAAAGTTGAGATGGCTACAATGAAACTAGCTAATGGTATTGTTGTAGAAGCAGAATCATTTGAAGCAGGTCAGAATGTATTCTTGATTGGTGAGGATGATGAGAAGGTAGCTGCTCCTGTGGGAGAGCATGAATTGGAAGATGGACGCATTCTTTGTATTGAAGAGGAAGGCGTGATATATGAAATCAAGGATGCTAAAGAAGAGGTTGCTGAAGAAGTTAAAGAAGAGGAATCTGTTGAAGAAGAAATGGCTGAGGAAGAAATGGCGTATGTAAGCAAAGAAGAGTTTACTGCTGCTATTGATGAGATCAAGGCAATGATTCAGGAGATGGGTAAAGAGAAAGAGGAAATGACTTCAGAAGAAACTCCAGAGGAAGTTACAGAAGAAGTTAAAGAGGTTGAGATGAGTGAAGTACCTGCTGCTAAG